TCAGAGGCGACGCAGCCCGCGAGCGACGTCGTCAGGCAGGCACACGCGATCGCGGCCCGGATCCGTTTCGAGAGCATGGAGGAGGTCCTGGAGCTGGCGCCGGCTGTCGGCGAGGGCGGCGCGATCGCGCGAGGCGCGCGCCTCGAGGTCGTGCGTGATGGCTTCGGCCCGCTCGGCTCGGAGCTGCTCGGCCGCCGCGGCCTGGCGCTCGGCCCGCAACGCAGCCTCGAGCGTCGCGCGGCCATAGGCCGTCTGGTAGAGCAGCCCGGCGGCGAGGAGCGCGGCGCCGGCGACGATCGCCGGCCGCGACAGCCAGGCCGGCAGAGTGACGAGGCCGAGCGTCGCGACGGCGAGGAGCGCGAGGCCGGAAAAGCCCAGCCCGAAGCCGAAGGGCGAGAGAGCCTGCCAGGCGAGGAGCAGCCGCGCAGTCACAGGCCGCGCAGGCACATGGCCCGCTCCTCCTGCCGCCGGCGCGTGAGGCCGGGCAAGCGCCGGCCGCCGGCCTTGTCCCACATCAGGAACGCGTCACAGCCGCCGCGGATGTTCCCCGCATTCGTCCGGCGCGCGACCGTCGAGCGACAATAGGCGGCCTGGCCGATGTTGTAGGACAGGCTGAGATGGGCGACGTAGCGCTGCGCCGGCATCGTCTTCGTCGACGGGACGCAGCGCTCCATGGAGGTCGCGAACTCGTCGAGCGCCTTCAGCAGCATGGCGTCGCACTGTGCCTTGGTGCGGGTCATGCCCTTCCGAATGCCGCGGGTCTCGCCGTAGCAGAGGGTCCAGACGCCGACCTGGTCCTGATAGGCCCGGGTTCGGAGACCTTCGAAGCCGCCGACGGTCGCGACGGAGAGGGCGCCGACGGCGCCGACGAGCGCGCCGATGAGGCCGCCCTTTTTGATGCGGCTCATTGCGGATCTCCCGACACGGTCTGCTGGGCGATCAGGCGCGAGACGGTCGCGCCGATCGAGACGACGAAGGCGATCGCGGCGAAGGAGCCACGCGGGATCGGGGGCTCGGCTGCCAGGAAGCCGATCGCGACTTCGGCGCCGCCGAAGAGGGCGGCGAGCAGGTTGAGGCGGATGCTCCAGGCATAGCGAAGCACCCGGCGCCAGTTGGCGACAGGTTTCACAAGGACCTCCAGAAACGAGAAAGCCGCCTCGAGGGGCGGCCGGGCGGGTCGGATTAAGCGTTGGCGGGATCGGGATCAGGATCCGCTGTCGGAGCGGGCGTCGCGGCTGCGAGCGCGGCCGTCAGCTGCTCGACCTCGAGCCGAAGGTCGCCGTTCTCGGATTCGAGCGTCGAGGCGCGCGCGGACAACGTGTCGATCTGCGCCAGCGCGGTCATGTTGATGTGTTCGAAGATGGCCGAGGGCGGGTAGCCCAGGGTGTCGGCCCGCTCCAGCGTCATCGGCCCGTTCGTGGAACGAGTACGGTTCCCGAACGAGTCGACCAGGTCTTCGGCCAGAATGACATGGGTGCCGGTGGGCTCCCCGGACGCGGGATCGCTCCCCCGATAGAATAGCTCGTAGACGTAGGCGGCCATGGTCGGCTCCTCAGGCGATGGCGGTGACGTTGGTGCCGGCGATCTTCCAGACCGAGCCGTTCCAGGTGACGACGGCGCCGGTGCCGGCTCCCGCCCCCTCCTGCGTGCCGGCGCCGTTGAAGGCTCGGCAGTTGCTCGCCCAGGCCGTGTCGCCGGCCTGGAGGTTCGCCGTGGGCAAGGTCGCGACGGTAAAGGAGGGCAGGCTCGCCGCGGCGATCGATGCGACGGGCGTCATGGAGCACTCGTCGAAGTCAATCCAAGTGATGCCGAGCGGCTGCGCCACAGTCACGTTGATGACAAGACGGAATTCACAATAGCCGGCGTCAGCAGGTGCGACCACGACGACCTCGGCCCGTGTCCAGGTCGTAGCCGTGCTGAAGTTGGAGTTGGCAAATGCGGTGGCAGAGGGCGTGCCGTCGGACTTGAACCACTGGGCGCGAACGGAGACGACGTTGCTCGCAGCAGCCGCGACGTTGGATTTGAGCCACGACCCGATGGCGTATTTCGCACCCGGCACGACGGGGATCCTCTCCCCGATCGCGTTCAGCGTGCCGGTGGTCTTCGCTCCGAAACTGAGCCGCAGGCGGGATCCGCCAGACAGGGAGTCGATGGATGTGAGGACCTGCTGCGTCGCGCCATCCGAGAAACCGGCGAAGGTCGGCCACCCGGACAGACCCTGCTCGAAGCCGCCATTCGGGACGAGGTTCGGCCCGTTCGCGAGGCCGTTGAGGCGCTTCAGGGCGGCGGCCGTCATCAGGCCGTCGGCAGATTCCGTCGCCGCCCCACCGAACATCGGTTGACCGTTGCCCTTAGTTCCGCCGAGGACGCGCCAGTTGCCGCTCGCATCCGAGGCGACGTGGAGGATGTCGCCGGCGGCCATGACAATGTCGGCCGCGCCCGGGATGACGAGCGAGGTGGCGTTGTGTCGGATCGTCGCCGCGCCGAGGAAGCGCAGGATGCGACCCTTGTTGCGCCCGGAGCCGAAGGAGGCGATCGTCGCCGTGCCGGAGATCGCGAGCCGGCGCGTACGCTGGCCGCCGATATTGGTGGTCGCCGAGGAGGCGAGCGAGCCCTCGCCTTCGAGGAAGTCGATGGTGCCGTCGCCGGCGATGTCGATCGCCTCGACGGGGATCACCCCGTCCGGGAAGGCCTGGAGGAGGAGGCGCTCGCCAGCGCCCGCAACGGTCTTCTGCTCGAGCGCGAACCAGTTGCGGCCCGAGAGCTGCCACACGTCCCGAAAGAAGGTCGCGGCCCCCTCGCCCCGATCCCGCGGCAGGATCTTGGACTTTCCGTCGAGCGTGATCGAGCTACCGAAGACCTTGCGCTGCTCGTTCAGGAGGATGGACAGCGAGAGACTGTTCTGTGCGGACGGCGAAATCGACGCGGCCATGTCGTCGATGGTGAACGGCACCGCCGAGAGAGCGACCGGATTGCCGGAGGCATCGGTGAACGGCTCGTTGACGGTGAACTCCGTGCCGGTCCAAGTCGTGATCGTGCGCGTCCCGTAGCGGCCGATCCCGCCTCGGATGCCAGGCGCGAGCGCCATGCCGATCTGAACCCCTCCGCCCACGGTCCCGGCGATCGTGCCGGAGGTCGCGTTGGCGGCAAGCGTCAGCGTCGCGCCGGAAGGTGCGATGTAAGGCATCGTCGATTGTCCTAGAGGTGGGGCGAGACGGGCCGGGGGCGATCAGCCGCCGCGGTAATAGAGCTTCCAGACGTAGCTGGACTGGAGCACCTTCGGGTCCGGCGAGGGGTACTGCACCGGGTCCAAGCTACTCGTGTAATCGTAGTCGATCGTCACGGTCTTCGGGAAAGGCCCTTCGAGGACCTCGATGAGGTGGATCGTCATGCTGGCGACATCGATATTCGGCCGCGAGATCGGCAGCGTCTCTTGAACGACGCCATCAATGAGAACGCGCAGATACAGATAGTTCGACACGTTGCTGTTCGTGACGAAGCCGCCATACGAATACTTGATCGTGTTGATCAGCTCGATCGCGCAGGGGCTCTTGACCGTCAGGACCGACCGCAGTTCCGGGATCGGCTGATTGGTTCGCGGCGGCAGAAGAAGCGCGATGTTCGAGCCCACGACCTTTCGGCCCCAGTCGAACATGGCGTTGGGTGCGATCAGCTCCGTCGTCACGAGCAGCTTCGGGATGATGACGCGGCCCGTCGCCGCGTCGATCTCCATGAGCTTCGTCATGTTCTGCATGCCGGACCCGACGAAGCGGGCGACGTAGAACTGCTCGACGTTGAAGACGGCGTGCGGCCCGCCAACCGTCGGGGCGAGCAGGTAGAAGCCGCCGTCCGATTTTTCACCGCCCTCGTCGCGCGAGATCTCCATGGCGATGAGGGAATCGCCGGCATTCGGGCCGGCCCGCGCGGTCATGCCGAAGCGGGCGGTCGCGGTCACGCCATTCGCGGTAGCCTGGGCCTGCGTCGCCGTCGTCGCGGCGGACTCGGCCGCGGTCTTAGCCGTGTCGGCGGTCGATTTCGCCGTGTCGGCCGTGGTTTTGGCGGTGTCCGCCGTGCTCTTGGCCGAGTCGGCTGTGGTCTTGGCCGTGTCCGCCGTGCCCTGCGCCGTCGCTGCGGCGGTACCGGCATTCGTCGCCACGGTCGAAACCGACTCGATGCTTGCCGCGATCGTGCCGGCCCCCGTGCCGTTGACCTTCGCCTCGAGGAGGCCGACCTGGGACACGAGGCCCGTCGCCGGGTTGCCCGGGGTGGCGGCCTTGCCGACGACCTGGGTCACGGCCGAGAGGCGCGAGGTCACGCTCTCCGCATCCTCGCCGAGGACGCCGACCTCGATATCCTCGACCTTGCGCGCGAGGCCTTCATCCTCGTCGAGGATCACGTCTTCGAGGCTCGTCAGCCGGCCGCTGATGCCCGGATTGGCGGGGTCGCTGCCGTCGATCTTGCCCTCGATCGTCGCGAGCCGCGTGATCTGGCTCGACGGGTTGTCCGCGTTCGTGACGACGTGCTCGAGCGTGCCGATGCGCCCGGCGGCAAGGCCGGAGGCCACCTCGAGTTGGCGTCGGGCGATGGCCTCGGCCGCGAGACCGTCGGCGACGACACGGAGCGTCTCGGTGAGGCGGGCCGCGGTCTCGCCCTGGACGGCGAGCAGCGTCTTGTTGCTCTCGCTGATCGCCTCGCCCATGGCGCCGATGCTGCTGCCGAAGACACTCGACGCCGTCGCGAGCTGAGCGCTGACCGTGCTCTTCATCTCCGCGATCTCGGCGAGGATGGCTTCGATCGTCGCGTCCCGCGTGTCGCCGTCGAGCTTGATAGCCGTGGCCGAGGTCGCCGCCACGATCTGGCCGAGGGCCGAGACCTGGAGGAGCGCGCTCGTCACCTGGCCCGACAGCGCCTCGAGCGAGGCCTGCGTCGCGAGGAGGTCGATGGTGTCGGTGACGCCGCTCACGGTGATGCTGAGGTCCTCGACCTCGGTCGACAGCTCGCCGAACTCGACCGCCGAGACCTTGGCCGCCAGCTCGTTCGTCACGGAATCGAGGCGCAGCGAGACCTCGTTCACGCGGGTGAACAGGTCGCCGAGATCGCCGTCGATCACGGTCCGAGCGATCAGCGCGACCTCGCCGGCGAGCGCGTCGAGCGAGATGCTGACTTCGTTGATGCGGTTGCCGAGCTGCGCCTGGCCCGCGATCGTGTAGGCGCCTTCGGCCTGGACGACGCCGATCTGCGTCAGGATCCCGCCATAGGTCTCGATGCGAAGCTGCAGCTCCTGCAGGACGGTCAGGGCGCTCTCGACATCGTCCCGAACCGCCCGGACGGCGAGGCCGGACCGCGCCCGATCCGCCGGCGAGGGCGACAGGGCGAGCTTGAGGTCTTCGATGTTCCCGAAGGCCGTGTTCGCGCGGGCCTTCGCCTCTTCGGCGATCGCCTTCGCCTCGCCGACCGAACCGGGCCCGGTGCCGGTGAGCTTGTCCTGAAGCTCCCCGGTGAGCTGGCCGAGGGAGATCTCGACGATGTCCGTCGTCGAGCCGTCGATCAGGGGCTTGAGGGTCTGGAAGGTGGTCTGCGTCCACGGCCCCGGCTCGCCCGTCCGGCCATAGGCCCTCGCCCGAATCCGCACCGGCAGCGGCGATTGCCGGATCGGCGTCGAGCCGGAGAGCGAGGCGAGGTTGCTCTGGATCTCCTGCCAGTCGTCGGAGGGCCCGGTCTCGTCGTCGATGGCAAACTCGACGTCATAGGTGACGCCGCCGCGCGGCTGGCCGATCGACCAGACGAGACGGATATCGGTCTCGGTGCGCTGGCATTGCGCCCGGAGGGACTGGATGACGGGACGCAGGATCTCCTGCGGGCCCTCGGGCGTGACCGGCTCCGGCACGATGGGCGTCTCGCCGAGGGCGAGCCAGACGCGCGGATCGTCGAGGACCATCTCGATCTCGACGTTGTCGGCATCGACCGGCCGGGCCGCCCGGGCGATATAGGTCTCCTGCAGCTCGACGAGATCGCCGAGCGTGACCGTGGTCGGATCCTGCGTGTCGAGCGCGAGGATCTCGGCGAGCGCCTTGCCGGTGGTCGCCACACGGGCGGCGAGGTCGGTCGCGTTCAGCGTCAGCGTGCGGGCGCCGTCATAGGTGGCGCGCAGGATCCCCCATTCGCGGCCCCGCCGATCTCGGATCGAGGCATAGGTCGGGCCGGCCAGAAGCGGCGGCTCTTCGCCGAGGGTGAGGACGGCGCCCTCCGCCCACACAACGGAGACAGCGGCCTTGCCGTCGAGGAACCACAGATCCGAAAGGATATGCGTCCCCGGATAGACGAGGCGCCCCTCCCATTCGACCGTGATCTTGCGTTCCGCCGTGCGATAGCGGTCGATCGCCGCGAGCCAGTTCACATAGGCGAGCGCGTGCGCGCCCGAGGAAATCCCGGGCGGCTTGTAGCGCTTCGGGGTGCGGGTCGGTGCGAAGAGGGTCTGCCGCACCTCGTCGGGGCGCTTCGGGTCGCCATCGCGATTGAACTCGACGATGACGTCGCCCTGCGCCGAGTCCGATTTGACGAAGGTGAGCCGCTGTGAGGACGTGTCCCGGATGGTCTGGCGCCGGGTGATGACGCGTCGGCCGCCCGCTTCCTCGGCGCTCTCGTCACGCACGAAGCTGTAGATCGAGCCGATCTTGACGTATTCGGCGCGGAGCGGCGCCAGCACCTCGTTTGCGGCGTCCGGAAAGGACGAGACCGACGGCAGGACGCCGTCATAGGTGTCGAAGCCCTCGAGATCGGGCCGAGCCACATAGGCGAGGGTCTTCTCGATGTCGGCCGCATCGGGCCGATAGAGCGCGTACTCATTGCGCACGAGATCGGCATAGGCCCAAAGGCACTTGCGCGTCGGCTGCTCGATCCAGGCTGAGCCGGTCCAGACCGGCAGGATCCGCGTCGCGAGGACCTGGACGTCGCCGAGCGAGGAGAGTCCCTTGATGCCCGAGATGCGGATGACGATCTCGGTCGTCTTCTCGCGGATGCGAGTGTCGGGCAGGAGCGCCGACATCTCGTCCCAATAGACCGCGTTCGAGGCTTCGAGCTCGATCGTGTCAGGGTCGAACCAGGCATTGGCCGCCCGGACCTGCCACTGGGCGAGGTCGGGAAACTCCAGCTCCTTGCCGAAATGCCCGCCCTCATCGAGATAGGCGTAGGCCGTGTTCTCGTCGCGATGGATCGGGCCGGTCGGGTTGCCGGTGACGGGGTCGAGCCGCTGGTACTGGAAGACGATGCCGCAATCCATCGGCTTCGCCTCGCCCTTGCTCCCACGGCGCATGACGCTCGGGAAGTTCCAGGCGAGATAGACCTTCTTCGTCGCGACCCCGATCGGCGCCGCTCGATACCAGGGGGTCCATTCGGGGTTCTCGCCGGGCCGCGGCAGCTCCTGGCCGACGACGCTGTCGGAGGTCGCGACGTCGCCGGGCAGGATCGTCGAGGGCTGTTCGTAGAGGAACTCGACGGCCGCCGGTGGCGCGTATTTCGGGATCGCATTGAAGGGCGGCAGGATGCCGACGCCCTTCTTCCAGAAGGTCGATTCCCCGACCCTGATCTCCTCGATGTCGAACTTGCCGAGGCCGACCGTCAGGCGCTTCGTCAGGATCGTCGTCTTGTTGCCGACATACTGGATGAAATCGCGCTGCGAGAGCGGCGGCGAGGTCCAGCAGCGGCCATAGATCAGAGGCCGCCGATCGCCGCGGCGGGCGACGTTGCCGCTCGCCGAGAGCGAGAGGAAGTCCTCCTCGGTTTTCTTCTTCGCGGCAGTCGCCTGCATCGCCGCGGCCGCGAGCACGCCCGCGCCGAGGACGAGCCCGGCCTGGACCAATCCGGCGCTGAGCCCAACGACCCCCGCGATGGCTGGTGCGGCGAAGGGCGCGACGACCATGAGCGCCATCGCCGCGATGGCCATTGCGATGCCGGCGCCCGACTGGCCGCCGCCGAGCGCAGGTCGGACGAGCACGACCGTGTCGTGCGGGCCGACGAGCGTCGTCGCGTATTGCTTCCGGAGCCGCGCCGCCTTGTCGAGCATCGACCGATCGGCCCGGCGCCAATCCTCGCCCTTTCGGAAGACCAGCGCGACGACGCGCCGATCGGCCGGACCGTGACGGCGCATGATGGTCGACAGGCGCCGCCGACGCGGGGCGAGCACGAGGGGTCCGCCCTGCTCCCGGTGCAGGTGGTTGACGGCGACGACGAGGGTCATCAGCGATCCGGGCGATAGAAGTGCGGATGCCAGCGGCGGAGCTGGCGCAGCTCGGTGAGGGTGTCGATCACGACGCCGTGCCAGGTGTCGGTGTGGAGCACGCCCCGGCGATCGGCGAGGAAGGTGCCGACATGGTCCTGCGGGCCGCCGGCGAGGCGGCTCATCATCACGACGTCGCCATCCTCCGGTGCCGGATGCTCACGCCAGCCAAGGGCGGCTACGCCGTCACGGAGAGCGCCGGCCCGATCCCGAGGCGCCGGCAGCGGATCGTCGGCGCCCGGCAGGATGCGGCCGAAGACCACGCGCTGGACGAGGCCCGTGAGCCACCAGCAATGCGCCGACCGCTGGTCGTACGGGGTGCCGAGCAGATCGTCGACGAAGGCGGCCCTGCTCATGCGAACAGCGTCCGGTAGTCGAAGCGGTCGAAGAAGGCGTGGGGCCCCGTCGGGACGTTGAGATTACGGCCATCCGGGAATTCGAGCGCCCCCTCGGCCGCGCCGCCGTCGAGATCGACGGCCGTCAATTCGAGATCGTCGACGGTGGCGCCCGGCCCGGTGAGGGCCGCGACGCTCGAATGCACGGCGTATTCGCGCAGAACGACATCGATCGGCGCGTCGTAACCGAGCGCTCCCTTCAGGAGCCGGTAGGCTTCACCCGATATCCCGAGGATCCGCAGACGGCCGGGAGTGGGACCGTTCTTCTCCGCGCCCGGGCGGATGATCTCGAAGCTGCAGGGGGTATGATTGACCTTCGGCTGACCGGGCACGATGGGCAGCGGCACGAGTGCTTCGCCGTCATCAACCGGCTCGCCGACCCCCATGACCCAGCGCACCGCGCCGTCGATCCCCGGATGGGTCAGCTCGAGCGCGTAGAGGACCGTCGCCGCCTCGTCGCCGGAGGCATAGATCTCTTCGAAGGCCGCCTCGATGCTCACGACACGGCTCCGATCTCGACCATGTAGCCGCGCAGGATCGCGTAGAGCGCCGCGTGGTCGGCGGGGGTGAGCGCCGTCCCGACGATGCGCATGGCGAGCCGGCGCGGGCTGTAGTTCAGTCCCGCCCGCGACGAGACGATATTGCCGGCCTGAAGCGTGCTGTTCGTCGTCGCGGCGCCCGTCCCGATGACAGTGCCGTTCCTGACGAGGCTCACGGCCGATCCGGATCGGGTCGCACCGTAGAGGCCGAGGCTGTCGGCGACCGGCGCCGTGATGAGGTCGGCCGACGCCATGCGGACAGAGAGAAGACCGGAGGCGACCCGGCCCATGATGACCTGACGGTTCGACGCGCCGTCGGTGCCGGCATCATAGGCCGTCGTGTTCGCGAGGTTCGTCAGCGACCAGACGAGATCGGTGATGGAGTCCGGCGCGACGCCCGGGATCGACGCATAGCCGGCTCCATGATCCAGGAAGCCGCCGACCCCGTCGCCGGCATAGCCGCGATCGACCTGGAAGCCCGGAAGCGGCGAGCCCGACCGGGCGGCGTTGAGGGTCGGCCGGCGCCAGTTGACGAGCGCCGGCGCCGGGGCATGGGCGGCGAAGACGCAGAGGAGCCCGATCTTCTCCCACAGCCCGGCATATTTCAGCCGGGCGATCGTCGCCGAGATCAGCGCCTTCCGCGATGGCGACGGCGCCGACGACATCCGGGCGAAGAGCGCGACGGCCTCGGGCTCATAGGCGTCCCGGCCCCAGACGCGGACCGAGAAGCTGACGATGGAATAGGGCCCGTGATCGGCTTCGGAGACCGTGCCGTCGATCTGACAGATGCGCAGGCCGAGAAGGCCCGACGGCAGCCGGACCGGGGCGACGAAGCGCCGGACCCCGGCATTCAGATCGCGCTGCAGGAAGTCGAGGAACTGGACGAATTCGGCGCGGGAGAGCGGCGGCAGCCGCATGGGCAGCGTCATCGTCGCGACGAGCGAGCGCCGGCGCACGCGGACGTTCCCGCCCTCGTATTCGCTCACCTCTCCCTCCGGCACGAGCGCATCGGTGCCGAACCCCGGCGGCGCGACGAGCGCCGGGAGGTCGGCCGGCCAAGCCGGAAGCGCCATGTCGATCAGCCCCGGTTGAAGGCGTGCTTGTTGGTCTTGAAGACGTCGCCGAGATCGCCGCGCCCCTGCGCGGCGCGGCGCGCCATGCGGCTCTCCATCCCCCGCTCGACCTGGTCGATCGTCAGGTGGTTGCCGCTCCGCTTCACGGAGGTCTGGACGCCTGGCGCCTCGTTGATGGTGACGGAGAGATCACCGCCACCACCCCCGCCCGCTCCCTGGCCGATCGGATAAATCCGGCCGTTGGAGCCCGGCACGAAGACCTCGCCGCGTCCGAGCTCGTTCACGGTGTAGCCGCGGCCGGCCATGACCTCGCCGCCATTGGCCCGGAAGCCGCCCATGATCATGCCGAGGAGGCCGCCGGCGGCGTTCCCGCCGGCGCTCGCGGGCGCGGCCATGCCGAGAACGCCGGCGAGCGGGCCGGAGCCCATCAGGGCTGCCTGCAGCAGCATCTTCACGAGTTGCTTGCTGAGGGACTGGAGCGTGTCCTCGAAGGACTTGCCCTCGAGGATCATGTCGCCGAGCGCGTCAACGCCCATCTGGCCGAGCGAGCGCATCGCCTCGGCCTGCTGCTGCAGGGCCTGTTTGGCGTCGAGCGTCTTGTCCTTCAGCGTCTGCTGCGCCTCGGCGAGGGCGATGACCTTGGTCCGCTCCTCGTCAGTGAGGCCACGGCCCGCCTCCTTCGCGGCTGATTCCGCCTTGGCCAGCTCGACGGCCTTCGCCCGCTCGACATTGGTCTTGCCGACGCTCTCCAGCTCGGCCTTGGCGGTGGCGTTCGCCTTCTCGAGCTGCTGGATGAGCTTCTCGACCTGGTCGAGGGACTCGGCCGCTGCGCCGCCCCCTCCACCCTTGCTGCCCGACGGCAGGCTTTTCGACCTATCCGTCTTCGGGTTGACCGTGACCTTGAGAGGCCCGCCCTCATCGGCATCCTTCGGGACGCCGGTCGATTTCGGCTTGTTCGGATCGACGCTCTCGATGCCGGAATAGTTCGACAGGCCGAGGCTGTCGGAGAGGTCGCTGATCTTCTTCCAGAAGGGGTGGTTGCCCAACTTCGTGATGGCGTCGCCGATGCTGACGAACCAGTTGTAGAGGCCCATCACCGTGGAGACGGCCTGCGCGATCGCCTGGTTGAAATCGGCCTGCGCCTGGGCCTGCTGCGCCTGGTAGGCCGCGAGATCGCGGTTGAGCGGGAGCAGCGCCTCGCCGAGGATTCGCTGCGTTTCCTCGAGCGTCTTCTTCAGACGTTCCGCCTGCTCGATCTGCTCGGGCGTTCTGACCCAGCTGCCGTCGGCCGTGATCCCAGCGGCGGAGGTCAGCGCGTCGCGCATCTTGCCGACCATGTCGACGCCGCTTCGCAGCTTGGCCTCGAAGTCCGAACCGAACATCTTGCCTGCGAGATCCAGCGCCGCGAGGTTCGCACCCCGCTGGCGAAGCTGATCGATCAGGTCGAGGACGACGCGGATCCGCGCCTCCTGGCTGTCGGCCCCAGTGTATCGATCGAAATCGCCCTGGCTGAGATTGCCGGCCCGCACATGTTGAGTCAGTCGGTCGCCGATCGAGGACGAGGGCCCCTTTTCCCCCTCGCCGATCCTCATCGTCGCGGCGTCGCGCGCACGCTCGAGCATAGCCTCGAGCTTGGACGCCTCGATCTGCAGGCTCTTGGCCTCGCCGAGCCAGCGCTGGAAGAACGACGTGCCGACGCCGGCGCCCTCGGCGCCCTTGGCGATCTTCATGACGCCGTCGAGACGCTCCTGCGCGGCGCGCGCGGCCGCGTCGACCGCGCCGAGAACCGCGATCAACGCCACGAGCCCGGCTGCAGCCGTCGTTCCGGCCGCAAACGCCGGCGAGGCGGCGAGCGTATTCCACACCCCCGCGATCTCGGTTCTGAGGAAGGCCGCCTTCGTCACGATCGGCGCGGTCCCGACCGTCCAGGCCGCGTCCATGGCCGCAGTGCCGGTTCGGGTCTGGCGCCCGGCATTCAGGGCCGCGAGCCCCATGGCGGACAGCGCGAAATTGTGATCGTTCGCGGCCTTCAGCGTGGCCGCGCTGATCGAGGTGCTGTCGGCGATCACGGTCCGAGCGACCGAGCCGAAGGCCGCCCCGTAGCCGCCCGTCTGCTGCGCCAGGTCGCGGAAGGCGGCGAGGTTCTTCTTGAGCACGCCCTCGAGCGCGTCCTGGCGCGCATCCGAAGGGTTGAAGGCCTTCTTCGCGCCGTCGAAGGCGCTGGAGATCTTCACGACATTCGCCGCGACCGAGGCCGCGAGATCCTGCATCCCCGCCTTGGCCGCACCGGTCTCGGTGCCGAAGCGGATCATGATGGGGGCGTTGATCGCCATGCTCACCCCCGATCCCTATGGCGGCCTCCGAGGCGGCCGGCCGCGATGATGACGATCAGGCCGCGTCGCGGCCGAGCGCGTCGCGCTGGAGCGCTTGCTGCCAGGCGTCGGCCGAAGGGGCCTCGGGCGTCTCGTCGGCGCCGTGGAAGGCTGCGAAGCCCTGCATGAAGGCCGCGAATTCCGGCACGGTCATGCGCCGGACCTCCTCCGGCCTCAGGCCGGCCATTCCCCCGGATCGGTAGAAGGCGGCGAGGTTTCCGGGCTCGTCGCCGCCTCCTCTTTTCCCGGCTCGGCCGCCTCGACGCCCGTCACGGCGGCCGACAGGATCTTGCCCGCGAGGTCGAGGTAATCGGCGATCGGGCGCGTGTGGTACCGTTCGACCAGCGCCGTCGCGAGCGCGTCGTGCATGCCGCCGCCCTCAAGGCCGAGCCGGATGGTCTCCCACACGTCGGCCGCGTAGAAGCGGTGCCCGGCGAGGCGCAACATGATCTCGCCGATGCCGGCCCGGCTGAGGCGCTCCAGCTCGGAGATCTCGCCGAGCCGCAGCTGGAAGCGCCGCGTCTTCCCGCCGAAAGGCCAGTCGATCGCGGTGCGGGAGGTGTCGATGGTCTCGCTCACGGCGTGACCGGCGTCCAGTCGAGCGGGCCCTCGCCGCGGAGCTGGCCCGTGAACTTCACGATGCCATTCTCCTCGGTCGAGAATTCGAGGTTCTCGAACCAGACGTCGCCCTCCCAATGGCCGCCGCCATCGGCGAGCGACGCGACCTTCACGAAGCGATAGGTGATCGGCGTCTCGCTGTCGCAATCGGCGTCCAGCGTGATCATCTGCGAGCCGCCCGTGGTCCCGGAGATGTTGATCGTCCAGGCCGTCATCTTCTTGACCGAGCGGCGCACCGGCACGGCCTGCGGGTTGTCGCAGTCGATGACCGAGGCGTCATCGAATTCGTTCGTCTTCTGCAGCCGCTTCGTCGAGGCCACGCAGACGAGGTCCCATGCGGCGCCGTTCTTGCGGCGCACTTCGAGGTTGCGGCCGCTAAGCGGCTTGATCTGTGCCATGGTGAGGGTCCCGCGTTTGGGGCCTATCCGGCCCGGAAGATGACGGTCGTGATGTCGAGGAAGACCTGGCGCGGCTGGCCGGCCTCGGCGGCGTCGCCTGCGGTCACGACGCGGATCTCGGTCAGGCCCCACGGGGCGGCGAGATCGGGGCTGGCGCCGTCCAGGGCGTCGGCGAGGAGTTGCGCGAGCGTCCAGGCCTCGTCGCTCTGGAAATCGCGGGTCGCCACGTAGAGGCGCATCCGCGCGGGCCGGGCTGGATCGTCGCACAGCTCGTGGCGATCGATCTTCTTCGGCCCGACGAAGACGTACGGGAAGGTCGGCTTGTCCTTCGCGTCCGGCGGGCGGTCGAAGAAGCGCGGGCCGATCTCGGCTGCGAGGGAGACGTCGGCGAGCGCCGTCGCCTTCACGGCATCGCGAAGGGCGAGGATGGCAGCGACCATCGGCATCAGAGGCTCCCGGCCACGTCGTCCATGCGCTCGGCGCGCTCGCCGAGGATGCGGTCGGCGTTGTCGTAGAAGAACGGCTCGGCCGACATGAACTCGGTCCCGCTCTCCACGAACGGCGCGTAGTCCCATGCGTCCCGTTCAGCCGAGGCCTCGACGATGGTCTGGTTGCCCTCGGTGCGGGAGGTGATGCCCTCGCGCAGCGCGCCGGTGCGCTGCGGAGCGTCATCCTTCATCGCATCGACCAGGCGCCGGGCCGTCTCGACGTCGACGGCGCTGCTGGACAGGACGAGCTTGACCGCCATCCGGCCGAGCTGGTCGACCACGGCCGTCGACGAGACGGTCGCCGAATAGGCGAGCCGGGCGAGGTCGAACAGGTTCATCGCGGCGCGCCTCGCGTCATGTGGCGCCGACCTGGCGCGAGAGCTGGATGGCGAGGAAGCCTGTCCCGTCCGGGATCGGCGCCGAGGCCACGACGAGATCCGCGCCGCGGAAGGCGACGCGATCGTCGAGGGCGATGGTGCGATTGCGTGGCGTGTCGTTCACCGTCAGCACGCCAGCGACGGCATCGGTGCGCGAGCCGGCCTCCTCGAGCGTGCGCGCGCCACCGGCGGCCCAACGGCCCCAGCAGGAGAAGGCCGGAGCGGGGTCGCCCTGGCGCATCCCGTCGACGATCGCGCGCTGCGAGATCGCGACGCGCGTGTTCAGCCGGCCGGGCTGCATCAGACGGTGCGGGCCGGCCCGATCGGCATCGCGGTGACGACGACGTCGTCGAAATCGGCGAGGGCCGGATCGACGCCGACCTGCGCCCGGTCGATGACGACGAGAACGTCGCCGCCGGCCTCGGCGATGAGGGCGCGCACGCCCGGGATCATGACGCCGTCGACGAAGAGGGCGCGCGGCGCGTTCTCGCCGCCATGGGCGGGCGCGAGGACGATGCGGGGTTTCGGCATCAGACGGCCACCTTCCTGTACGGCGCGATCAGGCGATCGACGGTCGGGTTCGTGACGAGGCTCGCGAGCGTCTTGCCCGAGCGGTCGTTGGCGAGATCGGTCGCAAGGAGGAGGATGGCGGCCTGGAGCGGTGCCGGTACAGCGGCCGCGGCCGCGCCGAAGCCAGCGACGAAGTCGATGCGCCAGGCGTTCCGGACAGGCTCGGCGGCGGGCCACGACGCGCCTGGCGCGAGCACGACGCTCGCCTCCTCGAGGCGCTCCTGTTCGACCCGGTAATGACCCGGATCGACGTCCTGATATTCCCCCGCCGCCCAATAGCGGACGGAGACGGTGAGGTCCGACCTGACCGGCCCCAGCTCGAGCCGGAACCCGGCCCGGCCGCAGGGCAGCCGGACGGGGCCCTCGGCATAGGCCGTCCAGACCTGGTCGACGAGGCAGCGCCCGAGGATCCCGTCGCGCCCGTCGAGATGCGCCACGGCAGCCTCGAGATAGCTCTGGAGGAGCAGATCCTCGAAGCTCTCGTCCGCCTCGAGCCGCAGCTGCTGCTTGAACAGCGCCAGCGTCACCGGCAGCAGCGCCGGCGGCGTCGAGCGGACGTAGATCATTGCGCGATGCCGATCAGCTCGCCGGCTGCTCGACCGGCGCGCGATCCGGCCGGCCGAGCACGGCGATCGCCGAGACGAGCGCAGCCGAGGCGTTGCTCGCCGGCGTGATCGTCAGCCGCGTGTACCGCTTGTTGCCGACATAGCCGAGCTTGCGAACCTGATCGTCGCTGGCGAAGGTGAAGCCGGCGGCCGCCTCCGGAGCGAGAGCGGGATCCTGGCTGTTCATATCGATGTCGGGAACGGCCGTGGCGCCCGCCATGTTGGCCGCGTCGCTCTCCTCCAGAAGGACGGAGAAAGTCGCGTCCGCGTCGGCGATCGCGCCGGTCGCGATAAGGTAGGCGAGGCTGTCGAAGCCCTGCCGGTCGATGACCTGGCCGACGAGGGCCGTGTTGTCCGCCACGCTGACGGGGCTGAGCACCCGCTTCACGAGCATGTCGCTGATTGCGTCCCGCATGGGAGCCTATCCTTGTGTCGAGAGGACCTGGCCGCTCTCGGCGCCGTGCCGGCGGACAGGGGAAGGGCGCGGCCGCGGCCGCGCCCCGATCGGCGATCCCCGCGTCAGGCGGAGATCTTGAAGAGCTTGATCGCCTCGTAGTCCTGGACGCCGCCGCCGACGCGCTTGGTGGTGTAGAAGAGGACGTAGGGCTTGGCGGTGTAGGGATCGCGCAGGACGCGCACCCCGGCCCGGTCGACGATGAGATAGCCGCGGCGGAAATCGCCGAAGGCGATCGGGAAGGCCCCCGCCCCGACGTCGGGCATGTTGTCGTCGTCGGTGATGCCGTATCCCAGCACCGTCGAAGGGTCTCCGACCTGGATCGAGGGCTGCCAGAGGTAGTTGCCCTGGCCATCCTTGAACTTGCGGATCGTCGCGACCGTCTTCCGGTTCATCAGGAAGCCGGCGTTCTGGCGGTAGCCGCCCCGCACGGCCTGCACGAGGTCGATGAGCGCGTCGGCAGGCGCATCGCCGTCGAAGCCGGCGGCGGCGCCCGAGGCGACGAAACCGACCTTGCCCCAGCCCCAATTGGCGTCGGCCACCGTCGGAACCGTCAGAAGGCCGCGCGGCCGGCTGACGCCGTCTCCGAGGATGAAGGCGGCGCCTTCCTGCTCGGCGAAGGTGAGCGAGACCTCGTCCCCGAGCCAGGCGCCGATATCGACGACCGCATCGTCCAGCAACGTCTGGGTCGCCGCCGGCATGGCGTAGAGTTCCATGGTCGGGAACGACAGCTCGGCGAGCTTCGGCGTGGCCGTCTCGGGCCGGCCTCCGGTTTCGCCGACCCATCCGGAGGTCGCCCCACCGACGCCGTGCATCTTCTTGTAGCTGCCGCCGCCGATCGTGCGGACGCTCGCGAGCTGGCGCATGGCCGAGACCTTGCCGAGCACGCGCCCGATCGTCGTCTCGATCTCATCGCTGACGAGATAGCCTCCATCCGGGTTCGAGCCGGTGCGGGCGGCCGCCTTGACGTTGTAGGCCTTGACCTCGCGCTCGCCGTCGCCCTGGCGGAAATAGGACGCGAAGTGTCCGCGATACGCGCGCACCTCGGCCGAGACCGGGCCCTCGCTGCCGCCGCCGCCGAGTTCGGCCGAGGCAAGGCGGGTCGCCATGGAATCGAGGGAGGCCTGCAGCTCGGTGACGGCCGTGTTGATGCGCTCGACCTTCTCGTCGGTGACGACGTCGGCCTTCGCGTTCAGCTTGGTTTCGTTCTCGGCCTTGAAGTCCTCGAAGGCCTTCGTGAGATTGGCCAGCACCTTCGCCGGATCGCCCTCGGCCCGCGGCATGCTGAGGATCGAGCGCGGCATCTGCACGGCCGTGAGGGCGGCGAGCGCGATGGGCGCGACGACCGGAACGGACGCGGCCGCGCGGACGACGTCGCCCATGGCATAGGCGTCGGACACGGTGAGAGAGGCCAGGGCGACGAGCCCCAGCACGATGAAGAACCTGCCCATGGAGGAACCTTTCTGGGATGAATGCGGGAAGGGCGCCTACGCCCCGAGGGCCCGCGTGAGATCGGCGGCGGCGCCGAGCCAGGAGAGGTCGCCAGCGCCGGGCGTGGCGGTCTTCGGAGCGCCGCCGCCGGCGTCCGGGGCAGCGCCAGGCGTGCCCTTGATCTTCGAAAGGAGGCTCCGCGCCTCGCTGCGCGACATCGACCGGCAGAGGCCGAGTTCGGCCTTGCGAACGGCGTTATGGGCCGAGGCCTGCTCGCGGGCGCCCTCGTCGACCTCCATTTCGTCGGCCGTGAGAAGAGAATCCGCGAAGCCGTTCTCGATCGCCTGCTCGGCAGACATGAACGTCTCGGCGTCCATCCAGCCCGCGACCGTCGTCTTGTCGGCGCCGGAGCGGCCTGCATAGAGCGCGGCCATGGCGTCGTCGAAGGGCGCGAGATAGGCGGCCGTCTCAGCCATGTCGTTGCGGTCGCCGGCGGCGATGACCCAGCAATTGTGGATCATCAGGAAGCTCGCCGGCCCCATGGCAATCGTGTTGCCCGCCATCGCGATGATCGAGGCGGCCGACGCGGCGAGGCCCATCACCTTCACCCCGACCGGCGCCGGGTGCTGCAGAAGCCGGTTGAAGATGGCGATGCCTTCGAACATGTCCCCGCCGGGACTGTTGATGTGCACCTCGACGGCCTGGTCGCCGATCCGGCGAAGAGCCGCGTCGATCCGGTTCACCGTGACGCCGCCGCCCGACCAGTAATCCTCGCCGATCACGTCGTAGATCGTGATGACGTTCTCGCCGCTCGCGGCCGCTCGGATGCCGGCGTTCCAGCGGTCGAGGACGGCCGGGTTCGAATAGGCGGCGACGTCGCGCCGCGAGGGCAGCGCGATCGCGCCCGGGCGCGCGGCCGCCATGACGCGCGGGAGGCGCATCTTACTTGTCCCCATCGGGCTGGTCCTCGGGTTTGGAGGCGGCATCGCCGGCGAGCAGCTTCGACGTCGCATCGGCGGCCGCCACGGCGTCCTGCATGTTCGACGGGCTGAGATAGGTGTCCCCGCCCTCGATCGGGTTCTCGTCCTCCTTCTCGAGGACGTCGTTCGCGCTGAGCCAGCCCCATTGGCGGCCGACGGCATAGGCGGCGAAGCGGGTCTTGATGTCGCCCCTCACGAGCGCGTTCGTGTTGTGCCGGGCGTAGAGCTGGGGCTCGGCGTCGTCGACGAGGTCCCGGGCGATCGCCTCGTCCCACATCGTCAGCCAGTCCTGCAGGGTGTACGTGACGAAGCCCTGGCTCTGTTGTTCGATCCCGGAGCCCCATGACGTCGTCTTCGTCGTCAGGCCGACCATGTGCGGCGGGGTGCCGAAGAACATGCACACCTCGAGCTGCGACAGCTCGCGGCTCTGGATGAACTGCGCGTCCTGCAACGTGAGGCCGAGGCGATCGTATTTCAGCCCATCCTGCAGGATGAGGTTCTTGCCGGTGTTCGAGGCGCCGCGGAAGCTCTCCAGCTCCTCGCGCAAGCTGTCCCGCTGCTCCGGCGTGAGCCTCTTGTCCGACGAGAGGACGCCGCCGATCGCGGTGCCGTTCCGGAACAGGTTCCGCGCATGGGCGGCGAGCGCCAGGCTTTCGCCCACCGTCTCGCGCGCATAGGCGAGCACGGACATGCTGCGGACGCCGTCGAGCGACAGGCCGCAGAGATAGAACATGTCCTTCTGCGGGATCGTCACCCGGCCGCCGTCGGGCCGGAGATAATCGAAGGCGAGCGTGAGGTCGGGGAGCTGCCGGACCTCCACGACACGATCGGGATGGAGCGGGATCAGCGCGGTGATCTTGCGGCCGGACCGGACGATGCGCGCGAAGCCGCCCTTCCGAAGCAGAACGCAGGCCTGCATGTAGCGCTTGAACTGCGAGGGGGTCTGCCACGGGTTCGGGCGCTTCCGCAGGACCCGCCAGAGCGGATGATCGTCGGCATCGAGGCGCAGCTTGCCGGCGCGACGCTTCAGGTCGATCGGCATCGACGCAACGGCACCGGTGATGAGCGTGACGCAGCGATGGGCCGTTGCGACGCTGAGCGCGGCCTCGGCCGACACGGCGATGCCCGAGGCGGTCGCGGCTCCGCCGCGCAGGAACTCCTCGAGGCGGCCATCGGTCAGGCTGTCGATGAAGACCGACTGGCCAGCGGCCCGCGGCGCAGGCGCGGCTGCGCCGTCGATCGGCCGGGCCAATGGGATCGACGGGATGCCGTGCGTCATCCGCACCTCACAATATCAGGATGCCGCCGAAGCCATCGTCGGGCGCGGCCATGTGCCGACCGAGCGCCATGATGTGCGCGACGACGCCGTCGATCTTGTTTTCCGGCCGCTCTTTGCGCGGATAGACGTTGTCCTTGGTGAGGTCCGGCCTCACGACGACGTTCGAGAGCATCCAGGTCATGACCGGATCGCCGTTATGGGCGATGGCGCGGGACCGGACGAGGCCCTCCATCTCCTTCAGCGGCTCCGAGAAATTGAGGACCGTCTGACCGACCTCGACGCAGGTGACGTTCTCGCGGCCGAGGGCCGTGACGAACATCGTCGCCTGCGAAGGATCGAAGGCGACCTCCTCGACCGTGTGATCGCGGATCAGGCCGCCCGTGCGCTGGCCGTCCTCTCCCTCGACCCCGACGATGTCGTCGAGGATCTGGAAATAGTCGGTCATGTCGCCGTCGGTCGGCGTGATCCACTTGTCGCGGACCCAGCCGTGGTAATGCTCGTTTTCCCCCAGCTCGACCGTCTTCTCGGGCAGATAGTAGCGCCCGAAGCGCGCATAGCGCCGGCCGTTCGCCTGCAGCCTCTCGACGATTGGCGTCGGATCGCAAGCGGAGAGGTCGAAGACGATCTCGAGCGCGGCGATATCGACCTTCGAGGCGAGGTCGAGACCGAGCCGGCAGGGCTGTCCCCGGAAGTCGGCGAGGGTGAGCTTCTCCTCGAGGCTCTCGACCCAGCGCTGAACGTTAAAATAGGCCGTCGCCGCCTGGACCCAGACGTTGAGATGCTTCGTCTTGAAGATCCCGACCTTGCGCGCGTTGTTGATCGCATCGCGCTGGCGGGCCTGCAGGAACTCGGCCGAGACCGAGACGTCGTAATTCGGGTTGGCCATCCGGAGCGCCAGCTCCGTCGTCCAATCGACGTCGGGATCGACCGTGAAGATGAGCGCGAACAGCTCGTCGTTCTCGATAACGCCCTGCAGCACCTTCTGCGCCTCGACCTGTGCGGCGTAGCAGGGGCCCGCGAGGTTCGACCCGGCCGTCGTGATGATCAGCAGGAGGGGCTGCTCGCGCGCCCCCATCCCGGTTTCCATGGCATCGACCTGCGCGTCGGTCGGATGCTCGTGATACTCGTCATGGATCGAGCAGGAGGGCGAGGATCCGTCGCCGGGCCGGCCGATCAGCGTTTCGAATTTCGAGCCGTTGTGAAGAACATGCATGTTCTTCGCGTTGAGGCTGAGGCCGAACTTGCGCCGCAGGGCCGGTAGCTTCTGCGCCATGAGCTTGGCGGGCTTGAAGACTTCCCAGGCCTGCTTTTCGCTCGTCGCCCCCGAATAGACCTCGGCGCCGTGCTCGCCATCCGCGACCAGCATGTAGAGGCCGATCGCGGCCGCCCAAGTGGATTTGGCGTTCTTGCGCGGCTCGAGGATGAGCGCCTTGCGGTACCGGCGCAGGCCGTCCTTCTTCCGCTTCCAGCCGAAGAGGACGATCGTCTTGAAGCACTGCCACGGCTCGAGGCGGAGCCGCTCGGCCTTCCGCGCCCATTTCCCCTTCGTGTGCGGCATCCGTTCGACGAAGCGGCAGGGGCGCGTCGCGGCCCGCTCGTCGAAATAGAAGGAGTAGTCCGGATCTTCCTGGCGAGCCAGGCCGTCGAGATGGCTCTGGCACTGAAGCCGGATCCATTTGCATTGCGGGATTTCGCCGGCGACGACGCGGCGGGCCCAATCCGTGCCGACGGCCACATGCTTGAACGGTCCAAGCATGCGGGCGCCCTCAGAAGTCGGCGAACTCGTCCTCTTCCTTCTTCCCGGCGGCCGAGACGCGCGAGCGTGCCGCCGGCGAGAGGCCGAATTCGGCCAGGAGGGACTGGACGTGTCGCAGCGCTTCGTTGCGCATCGACACCTCGGGACGGGCTCGCACCATCTGCTTGACGACGAGCGTGCCGTCCTCGCCCGTCGTGGTCTCGGCCTTCGAAACGTACACGCGGCCGGCATCCTCGATCACGGCCGTGCAGATCTCGACCTCCTCGATGCGCGAGGCCAGCATCGCCAGCATCGCGGTGTCGGAGCCTGAGGCGAGACCCATCTCGCCGAGGATCTCGACGAGGCCCTCGAAGATCTCGGCCGCGCGTTCGGACAGCCAGTCGGGCGCGACCGGCGGCGCCTTCGAGCCCTCCGGCGCCGACGGGTTCATGCGACAGGCCTGCGCCGTCCCCGTGATCAGCTTCAGGTGATCGGGCTTCGGCTTGCGACCCGCCATCAGTCGACGATCTCTTCGCCCGGCAGGACGACGAAGCCCCGGTGCCAGCGCTCGCAAACCGACACCATCTCGCGGATGTGATCCGGCGGACGGCCTTGGCGGCGCATCCGCGCGATGCATTCGGCGGCTGGCGTCGGGAGGATCACGACGCGGGCGCCGAGCCGATCGCGCAGCTGCTGGCGCAGCGTGAGGTTCTCGCCGCAGGTGATGATCCACGCCGCACGCAGCTCGGCCTGAGCGCGCTCGAGGCGGGCGAGGACCGCGTCCCGTGCCGCGAGCACGAAGGGACGGATCGCCTCCGGCTTCCAGCGGCCCTCGTCCAGCGTCAGCGCGTGGTAGAGCGCGTCGACGTCGACGACGAGATCTGCGTGGCGGCGGTGCCGCTCGACGTAGCTGCTCTTCCCCGCGCCAGGCGGGCCGCAGACGATCGTGATGGAGGTCGCCGGGCCCGCATTGACGGGGCGATGACGCGTCGGACGGAGGGCCAACTTTTTTCCTCCATTCTGCACGCGTGAAAAGAAACCTAGATGGCCGGTCCCCAGACGCACCGCCCCCAGACTTTTCGGCCCCCCCCCCGGTCACGACCGAGCCGCGATTATCGAAGTCGATGCGCGTCGATCGCAGGGTGTACGGCGAAAGACGGAAACCGTTGGCAAGGCTTAGCCATTTTCCGCGGTATGCCGGTATACTTCTTCGAGAGCGTAGATGGGACACACCTCGAAGTGGGAGATGGGCTCGAGTACCCAGACCTCAGGACGGCGACCCACGAGGCTGCAAGGGCGGCGATAGGGCTGATGAGCGATGCCGCCCAGGCGGGCGTCATTGAGCGCGTGACCGTGATAATCCGCGACCACAGTGGTATTGAGCTGGCGCGGACGATCGCCTCCGTGACGATCGACGTGCCAGGTGGTTGGAAGGCAGTCTGATGCCGGGGGCATTGTTTAAGCGGATCGAGCGCCACGGTGCATTGAGTGAGCACGAGCGGCGCGCATTGCTCGACGCTGCATCCAGGCGTCGCGAAATCCCTGCCAAGCACGAGCTCGTCGCGGAAGGCAACGTCTCATCGGAGAGTACGTTGATTGTCGAGGGGTTCGCGCTTCGGCAAAAGACGCTTGAGGACGGGCGGCGCCAAATCACTGCGATCCACGTTCCTGGCGACTTCGCGGACTTGCACTCGTTCCTGCTCAAGAAACTAGACGACGGCGTGGAAACGCTCACCGCCTGCAAAGTCGTGATGTTTCCTCATGAAAATCTCAAGAAGCTATCGGATGACTTCCCCCATTTAACCCGCGTCTTGTGGTTCATGACGCTCGTTGACGCCGCAATACATCGCGCCTGGATCATGGGAATGGGCGCTCTCAGCGCACCTGAGCGCTTGGCGCATCTCTTCTGTGAACTCAAGGACCGGCTAACGCAGGTCGGTCTAGCTCAAGCTGATCGTTTCAGGCTGCCGCTGACCCAGTCAGAACTCGGCGACGTCCTCGGGCTAAGCGCAGTACACGTCAATCGCTCGTTCCAACAACTCAGGATGGACGGAATTGTCCAAACCGACAAGCGAGATATCATTGTCAGTGATTGGGACGAACTTCGGCGCTTCGCGGACTACAATCCGGATTATCTTCATCTCAACCAGACCGTAGAGCGTGACTAGACGAGGCCACTTGCCAAGACCGAACGCATAGCCGCGCGCTCCTCGCGTTGGATGGTGCGATCGTGACAACGCTTGCAGGTGGATTCGTGATTTGAAGGATCGAAGAACAGGACCTCGTCGCCCCGATGCGCGGTGCGATGGTTCACGACGCAGGCCGCGGTGATGCGGCCGACCCGAAGGCAGCGCTCACAGAGCGGCTGCTTCGCGAACTGGACCTCGCGAGCCTGTTGCCAGCGAGGGTCCTTGTAGAGCGCCCGCCAGGGCTGCTCCCGACCCCGCTTGCGATCATGGGCCTTACGCTGCTCTCGCCGCCGCTCGGCGGGCGCCTTGACGCCTGCGGGGCGATGTCGTGCCGGGGCTATCGGCATACGATCGCCTCCACAGCCCCCGGCACATGGACATGCTCGATGGCGCCATCGGCGCCCTCGAAGACCCATTCCAACGCGCCCCGATACTTCTCGTTCTCCAGCACGTACTGGACGGTGCCCGGGCGCCAGAGGCCGCCCCGTAGCCCCCGATGCCCGTCGGCGTTCAACCGATCCGCGATCTGGCGCAACAGAAGGCCGTCCTCGCGCAACGCGAAGATCAGCCGGATGAGCCGGGCCTCGCCCTCGACCACCTGGAGTGTGCCGTCCTCGCGCCGGCGATAGCCGAGCGGGGCCGATCCGCAGGCGAGGCCGCCCTTGCGCCCCTTGGCGATCCGTCCCGACTTCGTGCGCAGCGTGATCGTCTCGCGCTCGCCCTCGGCCATGCCCGCGAAGATGGCGAAGATCATGCGGCCCATCGGCGAGCCCGTGTCGATGGCCGCCTCGGTGACGGACCGCAGCTCGATATCGCGGGCCAGCAGCTCGTCATGCACCGTCGTGATCGCGTGGCGCAGGTTGCGCGCCAGGCGGTCGAACTTCCAGACGAGGAGGACGAAGCCGCCCTCCCTCGCCATCTCGAGGATGCGCCCGAACGCCTGGCGTTCGGCCGGCAGCGTCGCGCCGGAGATCCCGCGATCCGCGAGGACCTCGAGCATCTCGTAACCCTGGCTCACCGCGAAGGCGCGGATTGCTGATTCTTGGATCTCGAGGCCGAAACCATGCGCGGCCTGTTCTTCCGTCGAGACCCGGCAATAGCCGACGGCCCTTCTGGATGAGGCCTGGAGGCTGGCCTGCCGGCTCTTGGCCCGGGCCAGTTTTCGAGCAGCGCGGGCCGAGCCTGCCATGCTGGCCCTCCTATGCGCTCCGATCGCCGATCACAGAGGGGAAGGAGGCCCAAAAAGGGCCCGTTCCGAGCTTTCGTGAAAGCTCGGAATAGGCGAATATCGCGCCGCTCGCGAGGCCGGTTCGACCATGCGCTGCGTTCACTTCGTCGGCTTTCGCGACGATCGGTTCTGGGCCGCGGTGCGGGTGTTTGGACGCCCGCACATGATCCATCACCGTTGGGATGCCCGCGCGAAGCGCGAGATTGGCGACGACGATGTCGTCGTGTTTGCGACCGGCGACGAGCACCAGCCCGTGTCCCGTTACAACGGCCCTGACCTGGACGAGCGGCTCTACTCCGAGCTGCTCGGCTTGCCCTGGATCGACGACAAGGCCTAAGCCGCCTCGGCAAACGCTCCGATCCGCTCGGCCGTCCGGCCCGTGAACCGCTCCCAGCGGTCGAGCACCAGGTCGACGTAGGCCGGCATCAGCTCGAGGCCGAGGCAGATGCGGCCCAGCTCCTCGGCCGCGATGAGCGTCGAGCCCGAACCGAGGAAGGGATCATAGACTAGGTCGCCGGGCCGGCTGTGGTTGCGCATCGGCCGGCGCATGCATTCGAGCGGCTTCTGGGTCGCGTGACCCGTGCGGCCGTCATCGATGGAGCGCCAGCCCGTGGCGTTGGCGATGTCCCAGACGGTGCGCTGCTTCCGGTCGCCGGTCCAGTATGCGGTCCGGCCTCGCCGCACCGCATACCAGCAGGGCTCGTGCATCCAGTGATAGGCACCGCGTGAGATCGCGAAGTGCTGTTTGCGCCAGATGATCTGGCTTCGGACGAGGAAGCCGGCGGCGCGCAGGGCATCCTGCGTCACGCTGCCGAACAGGGCGCCGTGCCAGACATAAGCGACGTCGCCCGGGAACAGAGCCCAGGCCTCGCGCCAATCCGCACGGTTGTCGTTCGCGACGGTGCCCAACGAGACCCCGGCCTTGCCGAGGCTCCACTCGCGCCAGGCCGGATCGTAGCTCACGCCATAGGGCGGGTCCGTCACCATGAGGTTCGGCCTGGCGCCGCCCAGCGCCAGGCCGACATGACGTGGATCGGTGGCGTCGCCGCACACGATCCGATGAGGTCCGAGCGCCCAGAGGTCTCCGGGACGCGCGCGTTGCTGCACGGCCGGCCTTGCTGCCGGCTTAGGATTGGTCTCTCGCATGATCCGTGGCAGGACCGCCCAGCCGCGTGCGCGGTGGCGGGAATGGCCGAGTGACCGGCCGGCCGAGGTCATGCGAGGCTTGCTCCTCGCGCTCGAGGTGTGTCCAGCACCCCGGGCTCCCGCCTCTTTTCGAGAGCGGGATCATCCTAGCGCGTCGCATCCGTCCAGGCGAGGCACGTCGTGAAGGGTTCGATCGAGGCCGCGTCGGGCCGAGGATAACGCGCAGCTCGCGAGGGTGTCTGCCCCGGGCGCTCGATCGAAGACGATAGGCGGCAGGATTCGAACCTGCGGCACGGCGCGCCGTGCATTTCCGGAAGCATGGCGCTGCCACCCGCTTCCGACCTCCACCGAATGAGGGCGCCACCTCGGTTGGCCCGAAGGCCGAAACTGTCCGCCGGCGCGCGGATCTCTGGGCGGCCGGCGGCGGATGCATCCTGCACGCCTCCCACCCCGCCGATGCATCGAGCACGGGGCGATATCTCTCCGCACCGGCGCAGCCCGGGAAGGAAAGACGGCTCTTATGTCGGCCTCCGGGGGCTCCGGTCCCGGCTGCGCGGTTCCGGCCCGGAGGCCTAGGTGAATGGGGTTGCCCCGCCGTTACATCCGCGGTCGGGGCCGATAATCTTCGCCGCCTCGGTCGAGGCCGCAAATCTTATCGTGTGGGGAAGCGCCGGCCCGGCAAGGGCGGCAGCGCGGGGCGTTTGCCCTCGCTCCGCAGCACCTGGCGCAGGCGCTGGACGAGGTCGGAGCGGATCTCGTGCGGCAAGTCCGGCCGGCGCCGGTCGGCGAGCGGCATGCGGGCGAGCGAGGCGGCGATGGCCTCGATCTCGCTCGCCGCCGCCGGGGACATCAGCCGGGCATGGTTCGGCGCGAACCCGCAACAGCGGGCGCGCGATCGAGGGTGATCTCGAGGTCGACGCCCTTCAGGGTGCGTCCCTCGTAGAGGAAGTCGCCGACCGTCGCCTCGAGGCCGCGGCCGGCATCCAGCTGCTCGCCGATCCAGCCCGTATGCCGGGCCGGCACGAAGCCGCAATGGCGATGCTCGCGCCCGTCATAGGCATAGACCGCGATGGCATCCGGATCGTGCGTGTTCTCCGGGTCGCGCCGCAGCGTGACGACGTCACCCGGCGAGAGCAGCTCGAGCACGACGTCGCGGCAGGGCCGGCCGGTCTCGCTCGGAAAGGGAAGCCCGACGATGCCGGACGGGTAGGTCGCTGTCTTCACGCGGCGCCCTCCGGACACGAAAACGCCCGGACACCGATTCGGCTCCGGACGCAAGTTCTCATCGGGGCCGCTCTTACAGGTCCAGCGCCGACGTCGTCAACCGGACCCGACATTGCGCGCGCGGGCCGGATGCATGATGTTCCGCGTCTGTTCTCATTAGCCGGAGGGCCACATGGTCGACAGCTGGGATCTGAGCCGGGAGAAGGAGCGGTTCAATCCGTACCGCATCGACCTCTGGAGCCCCGAGGACAAACATCTACGCCTGATCGCGGTCTCGTTCGATCTCCAGACGGGGCGGGCCGCCTTCGCCGGCGCCGTTCGCACATTTCGGGGCGCACGCATCACCCTGAGGGAGCGCGCCCGCGTGATCTGCACCACCGAGCGCGATGAGGATCGGGACGAGGCGCTGGCCTGGGTCGAGCGCTACCTTTTTCCCCGAGAGGACGCCGGCGCCGCCTAGCCCGCCTCCCGCACCCGCTCGGCCGCGTTCGCGATCACAAGCCGGTCGACGATCCGGTCGACCTCGTCGCCCTCGACCACGCGGGCGCGCACCTGCGCGGCCGGGTTGACGACGTCGTCGTTCGCCGGCTTCGGCGGCAGGATGCCCCAGGCGATGGCGAGCAGCTCGAGCCCGCGCCGCAGGCGGTCGATGGCCACGGCCGCGGCCGCGCCGCGATTGGCGAAACCCGCCTCGCGCCCGGCCGCCTCGAGCGTCGCCTCGCCGCAGCAGATCCCGAAAAGGATCTGCCAATGGCCGCGCTCCATCCCGTCCCGGGCGGCCCGGAAGCGGTGACGGTGATAGGCCGCGCTCTCGGTCGAGGGCGTCATCCAGGCCGGGTGGCCGCTGCCCCCGCCCGAGCGCTCGAGGTCGATCGAGCCCGGCCCGGCATCGAGCCCGGCGAGATACCAATGCTGCCGCAGCTGATCGCCGGTCTCGAAGAGCTTCGCGTTCCGATAGACGTCCGGATCGAGCCGCCCTTGGACGGCGAGGCGGTCGAGAGAGCTCTGCGTGACACGCACGATCCCGTCCGCGCCCACGGGGGAGCGCACTGCCGGGTCCCGGGCCACGATCTTATGTCCGCTGTTGCGCTGGATGATGGTGACGCCTGGCAGCTTCGCCAGCCGCTCCGGCGTCGGGCCGTCCTGGCCGGGCATCGCGATCGGGACGAGGCCGCGAATGGGTGCGAGACTAACCTTGGCTTTCCGTTTACCCATGACGACGAAGCGATCCCCGCTGCTCTGCGAGAATCAGCACCTTGCCGCTTGTTCCGCTGTCAAGTTCTGGCTGCCGGTCGCGATACGTTTGAACTTCGTCTCCGGGCGGCAAGCGGACTGTCGGCTTCGCATCTAATGCCCGTGGATTGCAGGCCGTCGCTACATACAACGCGTGGCTTTCCTCGCGTCTGGATCTAGGCGTAGGATTGCCATGAAGATGTTACGACAACCTAGTATTCGACGAAAAACGGAGCGGCAAGGCACGCGAACATGACTATCCCTGATGTGGCCCATAAAGCAACCAATAACACAAGAACGTCCTACGGCACGCCTGCAGAAGTATTTTTTGCCTTCCTAAAACTTGGGTTGACGTCATTCGGTGGCCCCATCGCCCACCTTGGTTACTTTCGCGAAGAGCTGGTCGTTCGCAGGAGATGGGTCAACGAACAGGGATATGCTGACCTGGTCGCCCTGTGCCAATTTTTGCCCGGTCCAGCATCTTCGCAAGTCGGTTTTGCACTCGGCTTTCTGCGCGCTGGGCCTCTAGGGGCGGCTGCAGCTTGGCTGGCATTCACAATGCCATCGGCGATCCTGCTGATCGCTTTTGCGTCACTCGCCGGCCTGTTCGATGGACCTGTCGGCCAGGGCCTGATTCACGGACTTAAGCTGGTAGCCGTTGCCATCGTAGCTCAGGCTATTTGGGGCATGGCCAAGAGCCTGACCCCCGATCGACCACGCGCTGCAATTGCGCTCTTTGCGATCTTGATCGCAGTCTTGGCGCCAACCGCTCTGGGCCAGATACTCGCTATCGCATTTGGTACAATCGCAGGATTTTGGTTTTGCCGAACCGATACCGCTCAACAACCCGTCCAACTCGCGTTCAATATTACCAAGCGTGTGGGCGTGACGTGCCTCATACTCTTTTTTGGCCTGCTGTTCGGGCTTCCGCTGCTCGCTGGGCCATCTGGATGGCAGCCCTTGAAATTGATTGACGTGTTCTACCGGTCAGGGGCCCTAGTCTTTGGTGGTGGTCACGTTGTGCTCCCGCTGCTGGAAACCGAGGTTGTCAGGACGGGTTGGGTCAGCACCAACGATTTTCTCGCCGGATATGGCGCAGCACAAGCGGTCCCCGGGCCACTGTTTACCTTCGCGTCCTATCTCGGGTTCGCCATGACGCCGGAGCCGAACGGTCTGATCGGAGCGATGATCTGTCTGATCGTGATCTTCGTGCCTGGCTTCCTTCTGCTCGCCGGCGCCATTCCATTCTGGAATGCCTTGCGGCATCAATCCTGGGCTCAAGCGGGACTGAAAGGCACCAACGCTGCCGTGGTTGGGATCCTCGGAGCGGCGTTCTATAATCCCGTCTGGACAAGCGCAGTTTTGTCACCAATCGACTTTGCCATCGCCGTGATTGGCTTCGTCGCCCTGGTGGTGTGGAAGGCGCCATCTTGGCTTATGGTTGTTGCCGTCACCATTGCTGGGTTGGCGGGTAAACTACTGATCGGCCCATAGCCGCGGACGCGATGCCAGCCGTTCAGACGGAGCCACGGCAGTTCGGCACGACGGGGCGTCTTGGATTGCCACCTTCACCAGCCGTCCGGCGGCCTCGAGCCGGTCCTCGGCCGCGAGCCCGGCATCGATCGCGGCCGCGTTGACGCGCTCGCGCGCGATCCCCTCGACGATCGCCGCCGCGCCGCGGCGCCAAGCGCGTTCGAAGCGGCTCCGCGTCCAGCCGAGGCCTCGGGCCCGGCCGGCGGCCGAGAAGCCGCCGGCCTCGGCCTGGGCGCGCAGCACGAGGGCGCGCCAAGCCGGGAGATCGTGCATCAGGAAGCGCCGCCGCCAGTTCACCTGGCTCTCGACCTCGCCCGGTGTCGACACGAAGGCGCCATGGCCTCGGAACAGCTCGGCGAGGACCTCGCAGACGTCGTCTAAAGACCTGATGCGGTCGGGCATGATGCCCCTGCAATATGGAGCCGAATTCGCGTCGGGCCATGCATTTTATGCATTTCCGGCCACGGCTCCGCCTCGGAGCGGTGTCCCCGCCCCCCAAAAGCGCCCCGAAACCCCGTGAATGCGTGCCGTTCGGCCGTCGTCAGGTCGGCACGGGCCTTGCGGTGCTCCTCCCGCCGAGCCTCATCGGCGCCGAAGGCGCCCTTTCAACAGTGTTATCCCGCGAAGCGGGATGCCGCTCATGTGTCTTCAGGCGCGTGGTGCGAACTAAACTTCGCCCTATGCCCTGAAGGCCGCCGCGCCCTCTCCACCACTTCTTCACAGCCTCGAGGCGGCCCCGCAGGGCACCGCGGGAGGGATGGAGCGTGACGACGCTGGTCTCGTGCCGGCGCCGATCGCCCGGGCGGATCTGGACGCAGAGATAGAGAAGGGATTCGAGCTTGCGCAGCGCGTGCTGGGCCCAGCGGCGGGACACGCCCGCGAGCGCCGCGATCTTGCCAACGGGCAGAAGGCAGCGGCCGAGTTTCATCACCTCCTCGAGCACGATGGAGAGGACGGCCGCCTCGCCGTTCGTCAGTTCCTCGGAATCCTGCGGATGGACGAAGGTTTCGCGGGACAGTCGCCGCCGGCGCTCGAGGCTCTCGGGCGTGATCGGCCGCGAGCCGACGAAACTGTCGGGATTCCGCGCCTTCGCGGGCGGCTTCTCGGCCGGTTTGAGCCGCGCCTCCAGGATCTCGACGAGATAGCCCACCTGGCCTTCGGTGAGCTTCCCCTCCGAGAACCGGGCCCACACGCCGCCTCGGACGCCTTTCAGGCTGTCCCAAGGCCCCGATCGCGCGGCCTGAACGGCCTGCTCAAAGTAATAGCGCTGGCGAGCGCAGCCCTCGTCCGAGAGCCGCTGCTCCTGCGTCTGAACCCCTGAATCCATGATGGCGCCGGGCAACAGGACGCCGTTCCGGAAAGCGGTGGCTTTCCGGGCGGGCGTGCCGGCGCGCCGCGCGCCCGCCCTGGCGGGTTCGCGGAATCGGAAGACCGTGCGCGGCGAGACGCGACGGCCGGCTGTGATCGTGAAGGGGTGAAGGGCCAGGCGCCGGCGCGCGGCCTTCGCGAGCATGGCTATTCGCCGGGCACGCAAAGGCTCATTGAGGGAATCGGGTCGGTCCCGAAACCCAAGCGATGGACGCCGCCGAAAGGCGGACGCGCGGGGATAGGCGGCTGGGCCCGGGGCCCGTCGGCGTTGGCGCGCCGGCGGGTCCCACTCTCTCACGGAGGCCCGCGCGCCGGCGGGAGACGATGCCCGTCCGTGCGGCAGGGATGACTCGGCGCCGAAGCCTGGATCACAGGACGCGGCGATGCCGATTCGTTCTCATTTCCGGTGAGAGGTGGGCTCCAGAGCGTCCATCGGAGGATCGCCCGAAAGCCCATCGGTCAGGATCCCAGGTCGGGATTCGGAGGGATGCCCAGCGACGTCACGCCACCGCCTCCCGCAGGGTGGCGCGGGCTTCCGCATCGTTCTCCGTCGAGTGCTGATCCCAGCGCTCGCGGGGGGCCTGCAGATGCGAGAAGAGACAGGCGTAGCGGGGCGCCGGGCAGACGCGCTCGACCAGCTCGTAGAAGGCCGCGGGCTTCTCGCTATGGGCGCGGCGGGGCGCCATCATCAGCGTCGACTCGGCCGAGAGCTGGAAGAGGGGCTTTCCGCGCACCGCGACGAGACAATGCTCGGTCTGCTCGCGCAGGTACTGGCCGCGGCCGATCTTGTCCTTCCCCCAGGTGAGGACCGTCTTCACCTCGAGGCCGAGCGCGGCGAGGATGAGATAGGCCCGGCCCATGTGATGGTTCGTCGTCCAGAACCAGACAGCGAGATCCCGGTGGCCGATAGCCCCGATCGCGTTCCGCATGAACGCCTCGATCGCCTCGTAGGACATCTGCGGATAGGGGTGCGTGCCCCGGTCGGACGGGTCCTCGCGATCGGCGTCGAACGGCCAGGGCGGATCGGCCGCGATCACGCGATAGGGCCCGCGCGAGGGCAGCGGCGGCGGCTCGGCGCGGATCTCGGCCGCCTGGCGCATGACGACGAGGCGCCGGAAGGGACCGTCGACCTTCCCGGTCCGGTCCATGTCCCGTTGCAGCCGGCCGAACCGCTCCGGCTCGGCCTCGGCCGCCGCCACCACCTGCGCGGCCCGGGCCAGCTTCGCGGCCGAGACGCCGAGGAGGCCGGCGACGATGTCCCGCGTCCGGCCGCGCGGCGGCTCTTGCAGGGACCCCTTCGGCGTAAATGACTCCGAAGGGGTCGACACGGTCGGCGAGCCGTGGCTGCGGCCGAGGGTCTTTTGGCGCTCGCGCGCGGCGGCGGCGATCGCCGGCGTCAGGTCGCGCATCAGCGCCACCTGTTCCGAGGGCTTGAGCGCGAGCCGGTGGACGTTCTCGTCGAACTCGGCCGCGACGGCGTCGAGCCCCTCGACGACGCGGACCGGCGGCTGCGCGTCGAGCCCGAAGGCGAGGCGCCAGGCCTCGAGGCGCCGGCGGCCGGCGAGCAGCGTGCCGTCCGGCGCGATGACGATCGGCTGGATGAGGCCGCGGGCGCGGATCGAGGCGGCGAGGCCGCTGAGGTCGCCGAGATCCTGGCGGTAGCGCCGGCCGAGGCGAATGACGGGCTTCGTCATGCGCATCGTCGCACATCCCGGGCGGCACCGAGGGCGGCGAGCCAATCATGGGCCGCGCCGGCCGTATCGAAGAGGCGGACGATGTCGACGGCGGACATCGGCACGGGCGCCGTCTTGCGCGCGATCGACCAGCCGTCGCGGCCGAAGGGGCGGATCTTCAGTTCGAGCGGATCGAGCGCCAGTTGCTCCGGGGAGAAGGTCAACTCGCTCATGTCATCCCCAGCGCCTGCATGTAGAGATCCAGGATCGCCTCCTCCTCCTGCCGCTCTTCGTGGTCCTGTTTCCGGATCCGCAGGATCTTCTTCGTGACCTTGGTGTCGAAGCCGCGGCCCTTCATCTCGGAGAAGACCTCCTTGATGTCGTCGGCGATGGCGGCCTTCTCCTCCTCGAGCCGCTCGATGCGCTCGACGAAGGCCTTGAGTTCCTCGGCGGCGACGCCGGATTCGACGATGTCGGCCATGCTGGTCGCGCCGGGCGTGCGCATGTCCATCTAGGCTTCCCTCCGCAGGGCGCGCGCCATCGCCGCGCGCAGCGAGCCCGGCAGGCGGGCGACGGCTTCGAGGAGGCAGCGCACGAGGCTCATCGCTGCGCCTCGCCGAGCGCCGCCTCGATCCGCGGCCAGAAGGCGCGCAGCTCGGCGGCGAGGACGTGGCGGCCGGCATCCTCCCGGGCGCGGACGATCCAGTCGGGGTGGCGGCGCAGGCACGCCTCGACCAGCGGCAGCTCGTAGACGCAGACGAGGACGAGCAGGGCCCGCATGCCGGGCCGGGTCTCGTGCCGCAGCCATTTGCGCACCGTCTCCAGCGGCTCACCCGTCGCCGCGGCCACATGCGCGGCCGTCTTGGTCGGGTGCCGGGCGCGCAGGAACGCGACCAGGCCGTCCTGGTCGACGAGATTTTTCCAGGCCTGCGTCCGGACCCGGCTCGCGCCCGCGCCGGATTCGGACGGCGATGGGGAGGAGAGGATGGCCGGTGCCGCCGGGATCCAGAGACCGCTCGGGCGCAGCCGGAAGGAAGGCAGATGCAGCGCCGGAAAGGCCGGCATGGCCGGGAGGGCGGGCAGCGACGGCAGGGAGGGCCGGGCCGAGATCAGGCGGCCGGCCGTTTGCAGCGCGACGGCGCCGACGATCGCCGCCTCGAGCGACAGGGAGCGCAGCTCGCTCACGATCCGGCCGCCATCGGCTGCCGCAGGCCGTCGAGGAGCGGCGTCCGGTTCGGGCGGCGACGGGCGGCAAGCGCCACATCGACACGCGCGGCATCGCCGGACGGCACCGAGACCAGGACGACCTCGCCGAGCGCGAGATCCGCGTCGTCCTCGCTCGGATCGCGGGCGATCGGCGTGCCGCGGGGCCGTGGGGCCAGAAGCCGGCCGAGCGCCAGGCCGCAGGCCATGCCGGCCATCCAAGCGCCGAGGAGAAGGAGCACGGTGCCCGTCATTCGGCGGCCTCGGAGGTGGCGATGAAGTCGTTCGCCGTCAGCTTTCCTTCGCTAGCCTGGATGAGCCGGCGGATCGTCGCCTCCGTGGTCTTTTGGAGGTCCCGCTCGATCCGTGAGACGGTCGCCTTCGACAGCCCAGCACGCCCCGCGATCTGTTCGATCGTGAGGTTTTCGCTCTTCCGGAATCGGCGCAGCGGATGGGTCATGACTCGAGTAGTTGCACGTCGTGTAACAATAGAGTCAAGCGTTATTGCGCGTGGCGGCGACGACGCCACGTTACGTGCGGTGTAACTTCATCCGCATGGGCCGGCCCTTCAAACCAAGTTCCAAGCGCCATTACATCCGCGAGTGGCGAGTCCATCGCGGGTACTCGCAAGAGCAGGTCGCTGAAGAGCTGAGCGTTTCGAAGGCCACGATCTCGCGCCTAGAGACCGGAGATCAGCCTTATGGTCAGCGGATGCTGGAGGCGCTCGCCAAGCTGTTCGGAACCGAGCCCGCAAATCTGCTGATGCCTCCGCTGAGCGATACCGAGGCGCTGTGGGAGCTGTGGAAGCAGGCGCAGCCGCTGGAGAAGAGGCAGATCACGGACATGGCCCGGATCATCCTGAAGACTGGCACGGACGCCTGATCGTGCTGAGGCGCTTCCGCCGGCTTCGCGCTTCTGCTGTGGCGCCGGTCGAGGCCGCCGAGGCACCCGTTCTAGATCTCGACGCCGTCGAGATCGTGCTCGCCGAGGAATCGACGTCCTTCGTCCAGGCGGTTCCCATCCAGCCCGAAATCCCCGCCTTCCACGCGTCGGCCGAGCCGGCGGGGAGCCTGCTTGACGCAGTTCCTGTCACGATTCGGCAGGGGCTCGCGAGTGCGACCGACCTGGCGTCGCAAGGGCTTGGGAAAGTCGGGACCTTCGCCGATCAGGGCGCGCGGCTTGCCGGGGGTGCATTCGACCAAGTGACCGAATACGCCAAGGCGGCGAAGGTCGGCGTGACGACCGGAGCCGCCGTCGCTGTGGACGCCGCTCAAGCGGGCGGGCGCTTCGCGGGCAACGCGGTTCTATCCGCCGCGGATCTGGCCGCTGCATCCTCGGCCTCCGCGACGAAAGGCGTTGTTGCGGGAGCGGGCGCGGCGGTCGATTTTGTCGGTGGCGCCGCGTCCGCAGCCGGGCAGGCCGGGGCCAGCCTGGTCGATCACGTCGTCGTGAGGCCCGCCTTGGCGGTGTCTCGAGGCGTAGGAGCCGCCGGCGATGCGGTAATCGTGAAGCCGGCCAAGGCGGCCCGCAATCTGCTCCTGACTGTCCTGTTCACGGTGTGCGGGACCATCATCATCACAGCTCTTCTGATCGCCGTGACGGCCTTTTTTTACTTTGAGGCTGGCAAGGGGGCACCGTCGTCGAACGAGCGCCCCACGCAACTTCGACATCGCTAGGGAGGCTTCCAAAAACAAGCGTTCTGGGGCCGATCGCGCTCGCCAATAATCGGGGTTACGCTACGTGTAAAAACAGCTTGACTAGTTGTTACATGAGGCGCAACTTTGAGCCGTCCACGGAGACGGCCCATGTCTCAGATTCGTTGTTCTGACCGCTTCACCGACCCTCTCGCCGATCGACTCGACGCCTCTCTGGCCGACCCGGCCGATGAGCGCGCCTGCATCCTGGTTCTGATCGAGGGCGGCATCCGCGCCGCCATCGTCGCGGCCGGGCTCGATGAGGCCCTCGCCGAGGTTCGCCGCCGCCGCGCCCAACGCACCGGCGCCGCCTGCGCCCAGTTGCAGGTGGCGGCATGAGCCTGGCGCCGGACGCGAGCGCCGTGCTCCATCGCAAGGCCACGATCCACCGCATCCTGGACGAGGTCCTGGGTGTCGATCGCCACACCCTGCGCGACGATGCGAGCCTCGTCGACGATCTCGGCGCCGACAGCGTCGACCTCATCGAGATCGGTATCCTCCTCGAGGACGAGTTCGAGCTCGACGACCACGCCATCGACGTCGACGCCTTCGACGACAGCAGCACCGTCGGCGACGTCGTCGCGCTCGTCGAGGCCAAGCTCGGAGCGCCGGCATGAGCCCCGCCGATCGCGACCTCCTGCTCGGGGCCATGCACGCCCTCCGCAGCTACCAGCACGGCAATGCCGCACCCGATCTCGCCCGCGCCATCGCCGACGATATCGAGCGCCGCCTCGACCGGGTGCCGGGCCGGCCGAGCCTGACCCCCAACGAGGACAAGGTTCGGGCAATGATGGTGTGCTCTCCCGACAGGGAATCGATGAACGCCCCGGGACCGCTCGGAATCTTCGCTCGGCTATCGATCGCGATGCGCGAAGCGCGAGGGATCGCCGTCGCACGGGAACTCGATCGATCGACGGCGCCAACCGAGACTATCCTCGCGTTCTGCAAGGCAACCGCGTTCGAGGTCGTCGCCATGGCCTCCGGGGTTGGAGACGGCGGGTTGCCGGCGAAGCTACTCATGGCGAGCATCGCGAACCACGCCGAACGGGTCGAGCGAGAACTGGCGACGGGAAGTCGCCCTGTCGAAGAAGTCCGGCTTGAGCCGGAGCCAAGCGCATGAGCGGGGCGCGCCTCCTCCTCCTCGAAGACGTGCTCGACGCGGCCGAGCGCATTCTGCGCGATCCGTCCCGCAATGCGGTCCGCGTCTCGACGCGCGAGACCGTCACCCTCGCGGTGCTCGCTTTGCAGCAGCACGCGATGATCCGCGAGGCCGGGCTGTCCTATCCGCGCGCGCCCAAGGCGCCGCCCCTCCCGCCCCCTCTGTTCGGTCCTCTGGAGCGCCGCTGATGTCGCTGTCCCGTACCTTTCGCGGCCATGTCCACCGGCTTGGAGACGTCAACAAGGGCCTCGGCTCCTACCGCCGGCCGACGCTGATCGTCGAGCTCGACGCAGCCGAAGCGGCGGCCCTCGCCGAGCAACTCGGGCCCGAGCCGCTCCGCGCCCGCAACCTCCCGATTGTCTTCGCCCTCGGCGAGGCGGCCGGCGCGCTTGCGACCATCCGCGACGAGCTGCAGCCGGCGGAGAGGCAAGACGAGCCACCGGCCCTCGAGATCGAGCTGCTGAGAGCCATCCTCGCCCAGCTCGTCGCCCTGAATGCGATGATGCGCGCGCTGGACGTGAAGCCCCTGGAAAAGGCCGCCGGCGACATCGCCCGCGCGATCGGCGGCGCCGGCGCGGGGAGGATGCTGTGAGCCGGCCGGCGGTCGACCTTCGCGGTTGTGTGATTCAGCGCAAGGCGCGCCGGCGGCTGCCGGATGGAACTCGACAGATCGTCGACGCCTATCGCGAGTATCCGCGTCTGAGCCGCATCACCATCGATCGCGCCGGCGCGGGTCACGCGGTGATCTGGGCCGTCGACGACGAGGAGCAGCCGGATCTCCGAACGGCCCTGCGCCGTCTCGCCGGCATGCCGATCCAGCTGGGCTTGCCGCTGTGACCCGGACGCCGCGGATCCTGCGCGCCCGCTGGCGCTTCGTCGACCACCTGCGCACCGAGGCTGGCGGCTCGATCACGGTGCATGTGAGCGAGACCGATCCGCGACTCGAGCGCCGGCGCATTCGCCCGACCGGCCACGCCCGCCCGCTCGACGTCTTCTGGTGGGCCGGCGAGCCCTGTTTCTCGCCGAGCGAGGCCGCCAGCCGCGCGGCGATCGCAGCCGCCAGCCGGTCGCCTCGCCCCCGCCAATTGGAGCTGACCCTGTGACGACGGGCTACCCGCTCGCTTGGCCGCAGGGCTGGCCCCGCACGCTGGCGTCCGATCGCATCGACGGCCGCCATCGCTTCAAGCGTTCCGACCGCAAGCTCTGGACCTTCGCGGCGGCCCGGAATGCGCTCATGGAGGAAGCCTCCCGCCTCGGCTCCCGCTCCTGGGAGACGGTGCTCTCGACCAATTTTCGCCTCACGGCCGGCGGCGATCCGACGGCGGCGAAGGGCCGCCCGATCGACGAGGGCGTCGCTCTGTACATGCGCCGCAACGGGCGCCCCTACGTAATGGCCTGCGATCGCTACGTCCGGGCCGAAGAGAACATGCGCTCCCTGACGCTCGCGATCGCGGCGATGCGCCAGCTCGAGCGCCATGGCGGCGGCATCATGATGGAGCGGGCCTTCGCCGGCTTCGCCGCGCTGCCGCCGCCGGGCGGCCGGCCGTGGCACGAGGTCCTTGGGGTCTCGCCCGCTGCCTCTCTCCATGAGGTGGAGGCCGTTTTCCGCCGCCTCGCGGCCATCCACCATCCCGACGTCGGCGGCTCGGCCGGTGCCATGGCCGAGCTGAATGCCGCGCGTGCCCAAGCCCAAAAGGAGAGGTCATGACGATATCGCTCGACGCCGCTCTTGCCGCGATCGCGAGAGGCAACCGCATCCGACCGCAGCAGGTCGCCCTGCTCTGCAAGCGTGGCCTGCTCGCTGTCCGGCGCTCCCGCCCGATCGTGACCGAGGCCGGCCTCGACCGCCTCGGCTTCCGCAGCGATCGTCGCCGTCCGGCTAAAGGAGGCCGGCATGTCTAGCCGCCGCGGCTTCGCCTCTCTCTCGCCCGAGCGGCGTGCGGCCCTGGCCCGCAAGGGCGGCCTCGCCGTCCGCGCCGAGAACCGCGCCTTCTCGCGCGACCGCGATCTCGCCAAGGCCGCCGGTCGCAACGGCGGCCTCGCCTCCCGCAAGACGCCCGCCAAGGAGCCCGAGTGATGGCACGCGACCTCTCCGCCCACGAGCGTGAGCTGGCGCGCCACGCCCTCGGCCTGCCGCATGCCGACAAGCGATCCTGGCGCAACCATTACGTCGTCGGGTCCGGCCCCGATCACGAGGCCTGGCTGGGGCTGCTGCGCGACGGCCTGGCGTGCCGGCGCCCGGGCAGCCCGCTCACCGGTGGCGACGATCTCTTCTGGCTCACCCAGGTCGGCGCCGAGGGCGCGCTCGATCCCGGTGAGATGCTGGCGATCAAGGATTTTCCGTCCTCCGACTTCTCGCGCCGGCCGAGGAAGACGGCGTCGTGAGCCTCGTCGAGATCGAAACGGTCAATGGTGGTGCCCTCATCAGCTTCTGCCCCGGCCGCCCGTGGGCAGAGTATCGCGCATTCCGCCGCGACTTCCCGAAGGCGAAGCCGGCGGCGAACTGGCGCTGGTTTGTCCCCGGCCCGACGGCCGTGCGCCGGGTCGAGAAATGGCGCCTCGCGCGCGAACAGGCCGCGGCCGAGGCCGCACGTCGGACCCGTCGAGAAGCCCAGGACCGGGAATGGGACGCGGCCGCGCCGGCCGCTACGGGAGCGCTGTGATGGGCGCCCGCCCCGCCCCCGTGACGCAGGCCGACATCGCCCGCACGATCCGCGCGGCGCAGGCGGCCGGCCTGCCGATCCTGCGCATCGTCGTCACCCGAGACGGCGTCGTGGTCGAGACCAGCGGGACGGTGAGCCGGTCAGCCGAGGGCGAGCGACGTGACGTCGAGGCGGAGGCTGACTCGGAGACGATCATCCCCCTATGATCGGCTCCATGCCCCGCACGCGGCCGCCCCATCTCTTGCGCGAGGTCACGCGACACGAACGTGTCGTCTGGTATGTCCGCACCGATGGCGGCCGCGGCCGCCGCATTCGGCTTCCGGATGAGTACGGCACCGAAGCCTTCTGGGACGCCTATCGCGCGGGCCTCGCCGGCAAGGCCGTGACGAAGCCCGGGGCGCCGGCCGCTGGCACCCTGTCCTGGCTGATCGCCCGTTATGTCGAGAGCGCCGAGTGGTCGGACCTCAGCCCGGCGACGCGCAAGCAGCGCCATGCGGTCTATCGGCAGGTCGAAGCGAAGAGCGGCACGAAGTCGCTCAAGGCCGTCAACCATGCCTCGGTCCTGGCGGGCCGGGATGCGCGAAAGGACCGGCCGCATGCGGCCAACAACTTCCTGAAGGCGATGCGCGGTCTCTTCGGTTGGGCCGTGGCGCGCAGGCACGTCACGGTCAATCCGACGAGCGACATCAAGCTGCTCACCGGCGAGCATGACGATGTCGGTTTTCACGCCTGGACGGAAGACGAGGTAGCGCGCTTCGAGAAGCGATGGCCGCTCGGCTCACGTCAGCGTCTGGCCTTCGATCTGCTCCTCTACACGGGCCTGCGGCGGGGCGACGCGGTGCGCCTCGGCCGTCAGCACGTGCGCGGAGACGAATTCTCGATTCGGACGGAGAAGACCGGCGCCGTCGTCACGCGACCGATTCTCCACCCCCTCGCCGTCTCGATCGCGGCGGCGCCGACCGGAGATCTGGCGTTCCTCGTCACCGAGCGTGGCGCGCCCTTCGGGTCGAAGGAAAGCTTCGGGACCTGGTTCAAGAAGGTCTGCAAGAAAGCGGGCGTCCCGGGCTCCGCACATGGCCTCCGCAAGGCGGGAGCCCGCCGCGCTGCCGAGGCCGGCGCGACCGAAGCGCAGCTCAACGCGCTGTTCGGATGGGCTCAAGGAAGCCGCGAAAGCGCCACCTACGTGCGGACCGCGGACAACGCGAGGCTCGCCCGATCGGCGCCTGTTTTGCCCGCACCCTTGACCAAGGTGCGGGAGTCATCGTGA